GGACGGAGCCACGGTGAGTTCCCTGCTCCACTCAGACCCGCCGTAACGAGCATCTGCCACTTCCTTAGGACTCAGCACGCCAAGCTGGATGTAACGACCGTCTACGGCCGCCACACGCGCCCGTACATCGGCCATTTCGCGCTCATTAAGCTCGAACAATGGATTGAAAGAAATGCGCCATGACTCAGGAAGCTCTCCTTTCGTGGGGCCCTCCTTGCTAAGCATGATCATTTCCATCAGCTTCTTGATGGGCCGTTTGAAATGAACGCTTTGATAATCAGCAAGCGTTTTGGCGAAATCACGCTCTTCACTGCGACCAGTGGAGCCAAGACCACTTGGACTCTCCCCAAACAGCACGGTGTGAGGAATTTTGCTGGCGCCAATAATATCCACGCGCAGCTTCTCAAGGATTTCTCCAATGCCGCCAAAGTTGCGACTAATAAATTCAAGCTCCTCTTTCTCCGCATCAATCGCGTAGCCGCGATAGATGCTCTTGCTCATATCATTCACTTGCAAGCGGTCACGAATGGAGCTTTCTTTGCCAGCAGCAAGCATTGCCGCAAGGCCCCTCACTTTATGAACAAAGATGTCAAACTCAGTGAGAAGCGTTGCTGCTGAATTCAAGCCCGTCCAATAATGCCTGAAGCTGTCATAAACAGTTTGCAAGCTGCTCATGCCCCATCCATAGTTCCTTTGCCTAATGCGATATGGCAGCCAATCTCCATCAAAGCGCAAAATCCTATCTTTGTGAATATAAGAAAGTTGCGGCTGATTAATTAAATCACCAGAGATGATCTGATAATAAGTGGCTTTTGAATAGTCGTATAAGTTTTCTTCATTAATGACGGGCGCAATTTGCCATCGATCAAGACATTCAATGTCTTCAATCCGACGAATGTTGCGTTTATCGACAGGCATGTAAGCGGGACGCCCATCGTCAATAAAAAGAAGTAGACAAGCACCCCCATAAAGGCGGGCGTTCTTGGCTGCGAGGTTGAGGTGTTCAAGGATGTAGAGGTCTTCAATTACTTGCTCAATGCCTTGCACTTCTTCGGCTCTAACACCGTCTCCGCCAAACAATACTTTGAAGCCTTTCCGCGTGGCTTGATCAGCATAAATATCAACAATACGACGAGGGAGCCATTCACCATACAGATTTTCTAGTTCTTCTTGCGCCAGGAATACTGTGGCTGTAGTTTTAGTATATTGCGCCTTGTCACGACCAGTGCCCATGCCGATGAGCACGTTCTGAAGGCCATCTGCCCTCACTCCACCGCTACCGGCATGACCGAGATCAACTGCTTCGCTTTCCATAAGCTTTATTTATGGCCATAATGTGTTGCTTTTATTCTAAGAGCTGGCTACATTGGCTCGTAGCTTATGTACACCATGGCCAACTCTCCGCTCATTTTTGAATTCAGCGATGAAGATAAGGAGCTTGTGCGGGCAGAAGCGGTGCGCAGGCAGTGCATTAACGAGCTAAAAGGCTTGAAAGGGCGCAATGGAGGGCCGGAAGACGGCGACAAGGCTCTACGTGCCCACATGCTCGGCGCTGCTGGTGAACTGGCCGTGGCGTCCTATCTGGGGCTCAAGGAGCACCTTTTCAAGGAAACAGAGGCCAAGCGGGGGTCCGATGATCTGCCAGGCATTGATGTCAAAACGCGCTCAAAATCGCGCTACGATCTTATCGTCCAAAAACACGAAAACCCATCTAAAAAGTTCGTTTTGGTAACAATTGAGAATCGGCAGACACTTTTGCACGGCTGGTGCTACGGGCACGAGGCAATGAATGAGCTGTATTGGTCGGATCCGGCAAGGGGGCGCCCTGCGTATTTTGTCCCACAATCAGTCCTTCATCCGATGGATGCGCTGCTATGAGCAAAGATTCTCGTCGATTTTATGTTTATTTATGGCTGCGTCATAAAAATTCAAAGCACGGTGCAAGACTTAGCCCTTATTATGTGGGCAAAGGCTCTGGAAATAGAGCATTCAACCCAAGGCAACGCAGAGTAAAGCCGCCCGAAGACCAGTCCTACATTGTCTTTGCTCAAGAGGGGTTGACAGAGCAAGAGGCTTTTGATCTGGAGCGATATTACATCGCCCTGTACGGAAGAAAAGACTTAGGGACTGGGATTTTGGGTAATTTTACCGATGGGGGAGAAGGGGTGTCTGGGCTAAGGGTTTCTCAAGAAGCAAGAAATAAAATATCACAGGCACACACAGGTAAGGTGGTATCACAGGAAACCAGAGACAAATTATCGCGAGCCAGCATAGGAAACCAACATTTTTTAGGAAAAACACATACGCAAGAAACAAAAACTAAAATATCACTCGCGAACATGGGAAACCAGCATTTCTCAGGGAAAACACATACGCAGGAAGTGAGGAGTAAAATAGCGCAAGCGCGACTAAGGTACCTTTATGAATTAACTGATCCCAGCGGAGAGATTTACGTCACCGATAATCTTACGGACTTTGCCAAGCAGCATAATTTAAATCAAGGAAATTTAGTTAATGTTATTCATGGAAAGAGGAAGTCTCATAAGGGCTGGACTGGACACATCATTGAAAGGTATGCTTGATCATGCTTAAATGCTCAGATTTCTCAAGGCACGCTCTTAAGCTTGATCTCTATCCGAGGCAGGCGCAAATTCTTGATAATTTCTTCCAGCCAGATAAGAGCCATGCAGTGTGGGCTCTTGGACGACGATCAGGCAAAACTGTTATGGCAGCAGTGGCCTGCGTCTATATGTGCTTCGTCCTGGAAGATGAATATCGGCGGCGAGTGAGAAAAGGCGAGAAATGGTACATCGTGACCGTAGCAAACAGTCAGGACCAAGCCCGCATTGCTCTCAATAACATTCGCCAGCTCATTCTTGATAGCCCTTTCGCTCAAGAAATTGTCCGCGAAACTGCCGACATCATTGAACTGAGCAATAACTGCGTATTCAAGGCCATCCCCACTTCAGGCCGTGCCGCTCGTGGCCTTGCCTGCGCAGGCGCAGTGTTTGACGAGCTTGCCTTTGCCACTGAAGGCGATGCAAACAGCGGTGGTCGTGGCATTTACGACGCACTTTCTCCTGCCATTGCCCAGTTCGGAGGGAAAGGACGCATCCTTGAACTCTCCTCGCCATGGCTAACAGACGGCATCTTCTATCAGCATTTCAAAGAAGCAAGCTCTGGAAGATTTCCTTTCATGCAAGCGGTGAATCTCCCAACATGGGAGATGAACCCAAGCATTTCGCAAGAGTTTCTTGACACAGAGCGTCAGCGCGATCCAGAGAAATTTAAAGTTGAGTACGGGGCGCAATTCGCAAGCAATCTTTCAGCCCTCGTTGCAAGCGATGTTATTGACGCCTGTATTGATGACCGTAGAGCCGCTCTACCACCACGCCCTGAATTCCAGGGGGCCTATGTACTTGCCCTGGACCCCGCCCGTGGTGGCGTTGGTCGTGACGACTACACTGCTTGTATTGTTCACTATGAAAATGGCACGTTAGTCGTTGATAAGTTCCATTCATTCATGGCTGATTTTGAAATCAATGGAAGGATGGAAGTGAATATCAATGCAGTGGAAGATTGGATTAAGGAGCAACATCGTCTGTATGTGTTTGACACGATCGTGATGGACCAGTTCAATAGCGCTGGCACCATCCAAAGCCTGTCTAGTGATTTGCCCATCACGGAGCTCACTTGGACAGTCAGTTCCAAGATGAAAGCATTCAGCAAGATGCGCGAATTGTTTAATGCAGGTCAAATTAATGTCTATCGCCATGAGAAGGCAATTATGCAGCTAAAGAATCTCACAGTGGTTTACAAACCAAGCGGGCAATGGAGCGTTACTGGCGGCAAAGCGTCGGGAATTGACGACTTGGCATTTGCAATGGCAGGTGCAATTCTTGCCGCTAGCAAAGACGATGACATTGGTTGGATTGAAAGTCTCATCTCTTAGTATGATTTTCAAACAATAGTTCTCCCATGAAATGAAGAACAGCGAATTAACTATGCAGGAGGCAAGGTTTCTTATTTCTTTGCTTGAATGCGGAAGCTCCAATAGGCAAACTGCTTTGCAGCTTCTTGCTGCTGAACATCTCTACGTTCCGGCGTTACTTCCAAAGCTCCAGGCCCATGCGAAGCGCCTAAAGCAAACTGAAACCCTGGAGCAGGCTTACGACGCAAACGATGGATTTTTTCCCGAGAACGCTTCCTTAAGAGAATATGACGTTTGAGCAGCAAAAGCCATGCTATGCTTTTGAAGCTTTCGCGAAGCACGCTGGCCAGCGTTAATTCAGCAAGGAGCAATGGTTTCAGGCGCCATTGTTTCGAAAAGCGATGTTGCACATCGCGGCCCTGTGCAACAGGGCCTTCCAGGGGAAAGAGGGGAGCAGGCCGACCTGCCCTGAAATGTCGTACAAGGCGGATTGAAGCCCCGCCCGACGCCCTCTTTGCTCATGAGCCCTCGTAGCAGAACTGGTTTATGCAACGGACTTAAAATCCGTAGAAGAATTTTCTTCATGTGGGTTCAAATCCCACCGAGGGCATTGGGAGCTTAAGCTCCCCTTCTTAATGCCTGCTCGCAACAAGATGGTTGCTTTTCCCAATGACGCCAGGCATTAGAAATAATGGCAATGTTGGTGATTAAATACGATGCGAAGATGAACGTGCGAATGAGCGCCACCTTGTCCGCTTCGTGATCGTGCTTACTCGCTTTCTCGCCTAAAGCCTTCGCCCATATTCTCCATGCGTTCTTCCTGCTCATAAATCCAGGCCTTCAGCTCCGTTACATACTGTCTAATGATGGCAGCTTTTTCAAGATGCCACTGGTCCATGGTTAGGAAATATTGAGCATTGTGCCAATCAATCGCTCGTAAAGATTGGTAAATAATCGGATTGAGCGGTTCACGCAGAGGCGTGTTGAAAGTTCTGCGCTCGGTCATCAGAGGAGAAATAAAGCATCGCCTCGTCCCAATGAATGGGCGCGAAGTTGTGTTGTTCTACACAACAATTAAGATAGCGCTTATCCAGACTTCCATCAGCATTCCTTACGTTGTGACAATGCAAATGACCATGAATATTTCCTTTAAATCGTTGCTCAAACAATTCTGGGTGTAATGGAATGTGACTCATCATGAATTCATGATGATAAAAACATCCACGAATGTCATCAAAATATTCCGCATAGTCTTGAAGCCTGAAAATATCGTGATTACCACGCACTAATACTTTCCTTCCATTGAGCTGCTCCAAAATCTTCAAGCCGCGACGGGCAATTGCCACGTCACCAAGCACATAAATGCGATCTTTTGGCTTGACGCGCTTGTTCCATTGCTCCACCATGAACGCATCACCTTCTTCTGCGTCCCTAAAAGGACGCAGCTTCTCGCCATCAGGCCTTAAAAACGTATAGGCCTTATCGTGACAAAAGTGATTGTCTGACGTGAGCCAGCAGTTGACCATTAGTTATATTCCTTAACCACTTGACGACGGCTCACCAATGCTTCCGCATACTGTTCAGCGTCTTCAAGGGAATAAAACGTCTCTACAAAGCTCCAATAAATTCCCTCTAATCGCCCATCAGGAAGCGCCATGCCAAGACTTTCTTCTACGTCGTAAACGCTTTCTTCAAGACTGCCTACAGCGGCGGGGCGAGCAACAATGCGATAACGAGCCATAAGGCGCTGCCGGGAATCGAACCACGGAATTCTAGGCTATTTGCCTAACGTGTGCCAACACTTCAGGGCCAAGAGCCCCCTGTTTGAGCATCATCTCTAAAAAACCATTTTGTTGGCGCCAACAAATTGGTTTCCGTCTGAGAGCTAAGCTTGGGGGCGAATCACGCGAGCCAGGAAAGGCACCCCGAACCAACGTCGGACCTCAGAACTGGCCGCTCTCCATCGATGGAGCAATGGAGGGAGGTTTTGTCGGTTACCATCCGACCCCCGACAGGACGAACCTTTGGGATTTGCCTCGTTTTCATTCGGGCGATCCGAAGAACGCATGACGGTGATTGCCGACCGCTGTAATGGCCTAAGCGTGAAGCGATTAACAAGCGCTAATCACTTCAGAGGCTTAGGCTCTGTCTGCCCGATGCTACATCCGGAAATTTCCAGACCACGCAGAGCGGGAACTTGATCAATATAGCATCAAGCTTTGCCATAGGCAGGTAAATTTAGCGCATTCGTTTCAAAGAACGCCGGAACCGTGCTGGCCCTGGTTTCATTAAGCTCAGGAGCCCTGCCATTAATAAATAACGCATCACTCTGACGCAGCCAAAAATCTTTATCAAGATATTTATTAGACGACGCGCCAAGCTTGTCATAAATCCATAGCGCTGTCATTTTGCGCAGCTTATTCAAGCTTTCGCCATATTTCTCTCCAGCCTCTTCGCAGATTTTGGTGTGGCAATAGGCGTGACAGATCTCGTCGCGAGAAATGTCAGTTGCTACAGTACGCAGTCCTTTATCTCCATTGAAACGGAAGAAAGGAAGAATGGTGAAGAATAGGCTCCGCTCAAGCACAGCCACTTTTGCCATGGGGTGAGCAGGATGCTCGGTCCATGCTTGGCGAATCTTAAGGGCTTCTTGTTCTGCTTTCTCATCTACGCCATGAGCAGCCGCCACATAATTCAACGCCTCATCATGACGCTCTTCATCCTTGATGTTGCTATAAATGCTCTCCACCAGGCCCGGCGTATTGGGGAGCTCACGCTCAAGCCCTTCCCGCAGCATATCCTTCACGGGAAGCTCAAGATGACGAATGGCCAATGCACGAAAAATGGTCTCTTCCGAGCCATTGACAAATTCCCCTTTAGTAACAGGCACTGCCTGCCAAGGGCGCTTGCGAGCAACTGCCGAAAAATAATCTTGAACTGCCATTTCGATTACAAGCGATGGTAAAAAGAGACAAGAAAGGGCAGCTTTTGCTGCCCGTTAATCAATCGGGACTACTCAGCGCAAGAGCTGCAAAAGCCCCCATCCAGCGAACAGGTTTCTGTCTCCTCAAGGGAGAAGAAGCTGCTCAAGCTCTCCCCCAATTCTACTCCAACATCGTCTTTAGCTTGCGTACCAGCTTGCACTTGAAGAGCATAGTAAACAGAAGTTTGCGGACTATCAAGCCACTCTTGAATGAAACTTTCATCACAAGAAACAAAATCAGACCACCAATTCATTGAATAACCATGGAACAAACCAGTGCGGTGGAAAAGTTCGCAAATGCCATCAGCAACTTTACGGAAAGCTTCCCAGCCCACTTCCTCTGCAATTTCTACTGGCCCATATTCAAAGCGTTCAACGCCCATGGTTTCGCTATCGCGATCAACAAGTCGATCAATGGGAGGAGCAATTTCCGGGGCTGTCGTAAAGCCACGAGTGTCGAGGTAGCGATAGGAGCATGAAGCAGTGGGGGCAATGCAGAAGGAACGCTCCATGCCATGCTCACGAGCAATATCAGCAGCAGCGTCAATGCCTTGGTACAAAGCGTGGACGGCTTTTCCGGCCACGGTGTCTTTCCAATGATGAGCCCAAGGGTGGGGGTCGTCCATTAGGAAAGCATCAAGAGCCTCGCCAAATTCTTTGTAGCTAATTCCATGGATGGAAAGAAAATTGGCAAGACCAAGAATGCCGAGGCCCACTTGCTTATCAATGGAAGGGGAAAGATATTCACCAGTGTCGCCCACTCCAGTATTTGGATGAAGCTCGCAAAGCTGCCTCATTCCTTCCGCAAAAGCTCCCGCAACGCTATCCAGCGTGCATGCACCCAAATTAACGTGCTGAAGAAGGCAAGTGCCACGATGCGGAAGATATACCTCAAGGCAAACGTTTGGCCGTAGCCGTTTTCCATTATTGTCGTAGCGGATTTTGTTGAGCCAGAGATCGCCAGAAGAGATGGCACGAAGACAGGCATTAATCAACTCGGGAGACGACGCGGAAAGGAAATTATTGTCAACGTTCAAGCAACGCTTTGCCCAAGGAAGCTCGCTGCGAGAAGTGGAAACAAATTCAACGGCATCAGGATGCGTATAGTCCAAATGTAACGTTACGGCACCATTGCGAAATTTTCCACCACGACGAAGAATTTCATTGAGTTTGCTATAAATTTTTGCAAAGCTTACTGGTCCGCTAGCAATCAGTCCTTTGCCATTGTCTTCACCCTTGGGGCGCAGTTCAGAAAGATGCACTGCAGCGCCAGCAGCATTACGTAGAGCATGACTCACAAAACGCCACGAGGCCTCAATACCCTCTGGCCCCTCCATTGAATCGTCCACTACGAACGTAGTGCAGCTAACGGCGAGCCTGCTTTCCGGATCATCCAGCCAATCCTGCACCCTGCCAGTACGGGCAATCGGCTCACATTTTGCCTTTTCCTTCAGCTTCATAAGACGACAAAGGCCCGCATCGCGGGCCGAGAATCAACCAAGGCAGGCTAGCGCAAGAAGACCATGGGAAAGAGAAAGGAAAGCTTTAATCGCAAAGCCCCTCTGGGTCATCCATTGCCAATAAGTCCTTCACGAACAATTTGGCTTCATTAGTTGTGCGGAAATAATGTGGCTGACCATTAATGGCAGCAAACCATTGAAACTCCGGCTTGCTAAAACATGGCCACAATTTATACGGACCAATATTAAATGGTTGACGATCAGGCAGGCCCCACATGATGCTTTGGCGAAGATCATCTTACGCTAGTTCTTTTCTATGAAGTGAAAAGCAGCATTTAATACAATCTTCGTCTTTAATCAAGTCTTAAGCTTCTTGCGCTCTTGCGTTTCTGCGCATTTTCCTTTTCTGTCTTAATAAGCTCACTTTCTCCCTTCGGAAGCAAGGCAAAAGTTTTACCAGACTTTTTCACAATCATCTCCTCCTCTTCCAATGCAATGAGTTGGTTATAAATTGTTTTCGCCTGATAAGCATCACGATTTGCTTCGTGATGAATGATGGCATTAGACGTGGGGAAATAATCACAAGCTTCAATGTCCCCAATAGCCCATAGCACAAATGTGCGAGCATTCTTCACATAACGAGGCAAGCGCTTCTCCTGATGCAGCGCTTCGAGAGATTGAGCCAGCCCTGGTCGCATTGGCGTCCATTGAATGCGACTTTCATTCCTGTTGCCAAATTTAATCTTCGCCTCCAGCGTCTGGCAAGGCGCTTCGCTTTCAAGATATTTCTTGATTGCAATGGAAAGATGAAACCATTCGCCTGCATGACGCGAATTTTCAAAACGTTCGTGCAGATCCTGCTCATCGTCCCGATTCGCCTCAAAGGCTTTGACGACGATCAGTGTGTCTGGCGATGACGTGAGGAACGACGCGAAACGATCTCCCAGCGATGTGGAGAAGCCGATTTTGACGTGGTACGGCATGCTCGCCCATTGAACGAAATACACCCAGCCTTCTGTTTTGCGCTTTTTCTGCTTGGGCTGAACCATGCCTGCTCCGCTGAAAGTCCTTACTATAACAGGATCGGGACAACAGGGACAAAACAGCTCCCAACAGCGTGAGTTACGATAGACGTAAGCGAAGCTGCGGCCTCATACGGGCTAAAAGCAGCTTCCTGGCTAGACGACGCTCCTCAAGCCAGCGCCTCAAGCGAGCGGAGTTCCCCAAAGGAACGGAGCGTCTACTGGCAATGGCTAAGCTAGCCGCGATGAGCTAGACCAGCGAAGCCCCCAAAGGGCGGAGCGTTCTAGACGAGCGGCGAAAATAAAAGGCCCGCGTTAGAAGATCAAGAGCTGACTCAGTCTCATGTGATGAGTCGCTGAAAGTGTGCTTGCTGCTGGGAAAAGCGAAAAATCATTGGTTTCAATCTTTATCTTCTGAGCAGCGGCCCTTAAAGGGGCCGCTTTCTAGCATTAAGAGCGATGCAAAGAAGGAATGCGCGAATCGTTAGCGCTTGCTTTTATTGGCCCATCATTTCGACGCCTTTAGGGCGCCTCCATTGGTCTAGCCGATCGCCTGAAACGCTTCAAGCAGCGCCTTCGGCTTGCTTTCAGCGTAGTGCTACTAGGTTTTTGCTGGTTATGATTTTGCTAGCAATAAGCCTGTCATGCCTCTCTTGGGAAAACGATGCTCGAAGTGCAATGCTCTTAAAGGTTTGCATCATTTTCATAATTCAATCAAGAACCAAGATGGCAAAGGCAATACCTGCAAGTCTTGCGTCCGCGATTTTCGACCAAATAAAAGGAAAAATTCCTTAGCCAAGCCTGATCATCCTTCTTGCTCTGCGAAAAACTTCGCGGGATCTCCTGCTTTTAAAAGTAAAAAAGCAGAAGAAGCGTACTGGCGTGAAAAAGAAAGGCAAAACAAAAATACAAACAAAGGTTCTTTTGTTTACTATTGCGCTTGGGCTGATCGGCCCAATGCTGTCAAGATAGGATTTACAACAAATGTTCTTGAACGGATGAAGGCTTTCTTGACGGGATCACCTAGTGATCTATGGCTTCTAGCAGTTCAGCCAGTCAATGGCTTTGAAGAGGAATACGCATTGCACAATCGTTTTGAAGAGTATAAAATTAGGGGTGAATGGTTTCACTTGAAAGCTGATTTGTTTTCCTACATAGCATCCCTTGATCAAGCTGTCGCTATTGAACAGTTCCGAGAATTTCCCAAGCATTATCAATCATCAATTTACGTTCCATCGCTGTCGTCATTTATTGAAGCCAATCTTTGAGGCTAGGTATAAATACTAGGGCGAAAAAAGCAGATGAAAAATGACGCCACATTTTGAGGGGGATACCGCGCACCCCCAGACGCACACCTCCCCGCTACTGCGCTGTGTCAACGGATACCGTTTCACAATACTTTACACAACGAGAGCGTTCTCAATAAGGCGCGTTATTGAGAATTGAGGGTGATATTTGCACTGCAACTGTCAGGATATTCCCTACATTCTCCCATCCTTCAGTCTGCGCCGATCCTGGCAGCTTCATCAGAGCCTCATCCTATGGGCCCTGCAGGCATGAAAAAGGGCTCTTGCGGGCCCTGGTGACTGGTTTGATTGCGGGGCGCTTGTGGGAGCCCGTGGGTCAGTCTGGCGGGCTCGTT